GGCCGTAGTTCATTATTCAGTAGTATAACTGCTACACAAACTACTATCCCGTTAGTAGATGCAAGTGGATTCCCTAATGAAAGTGGAGTAGTTTACATTGATAATGAGATGATATCGTTTAGTGGAAAAAGCGGAAATACACTAACTGGCTGTACTAGAGGTACTGTACTGACAAACTTTACCGGTGGAGCACAACGCACATTTACCGCCGGTACTGCTACTACACACGAATATAACACAGGCGTTATTCTAGTAAGTTGTACTATTAGCCCAATTATTAGTCACTGGGGTAGTGCGATGTTAACAGACGGCCAGTTCGATAATGATCGTGGATATTTGTTTAACTATGCATCTACTGGTATCCAGGTGTCAACAACTAAACAAACTGCTTTTATGATTCGACTAGCACCTAGCGTAAGTAATGCACAAATTGGTGACCTGGGCGATAGAGAACTCATTAATCGTGCGCAGTTGTTATTAAAAGGTATCGAAGTTACTTCTGACACTGGCACAGGCGGTCTAGTTGTTGAGGGAGTATTAAACCCATCAAACTTTCCTAGTGATCCAGGAAGTATTACTTGGTCAGGCTTATCATCTCAAGCAGCCGGCGGCCAACCTAGCTTTGCACAAGTAGCACCTGGCGGATCTATATCATGGGCAGGTGGCTCTCTGATCACTAGTTCAACTGCTACAACTGCAACTAGTTTATATGGTGGTTCAACAGTGCCGAGTAGTTCACTATTTGCCAGCGCAAGCGGGTCAAATCTTGTATATGTAACACAAACAAGTTGGGAATCAATGGGAGGATCAGCAGGTATAGCTGTTTCCACAGCAAACGTTGTTATTTTAACCGGTACTGCTACTATATCAACGATTAGCGGCGCTGGCAGTTTAGTTTCACCGTGGAGTGCTTTGATAACAGGAACACTTAATACTGTAGGTCTTTCTGCAGGCATGACTCTAACTGCAACAAGTGGTACTGGTACACTGTTTGGAGGTACTCCGACTAGCGTTACAGTTGTTAGTTTTGTTGCTGGCACTAGCATTACATATGCAGTTGTGGGCGGAACTACACCAACAGCTGGTAATATTACTAACTTAGCAGTAGTTGGCGAAACACGTTTTAGTGCCGGTACTACTGTGTCATCAGCTGTTATTAGTCCAAATCCTGTAGCAACTACACTAGCTTCACAAAATGCCCTTGTGTATGTTCCAAATAATACAGGTTTCAACGTTGGCGCAAACAATAATTTTGTGTATATTCTACAAACAAGTTGGACATCAGTATTCAGTAATACTGATCCAATAGGTGTAAAGATTACTAGTACTGATTTTCCAGCAGGAACTACTATTACTCAAGTAAATGGTCCTGGAAACTTTAACGGTTTTTCTTATTACCAAGTTGTTCTAAGCCAGAACTCAACCGTTGCACATAATGCCAATTCTACTATGCAAGTGGGAATTGGCGGTGCAGTAACCGGCGGTAATACACTATTGTTTACCCAGTCAAGTTGGAATGCATTGCCGATCGGAGCCAATCAAGTTGGTAATAGCACTAATGATGTAGGAAAATTTGCCGGCGGCACACAAATCAGTACAGTTAGTTCATTGACAACATTCAACAACATTAACTATTACAAAGTAACGTTTAGTACTAATGTACTTGCAACAGTCGCTGAAGGTGCTAGTGTAACATTTGCATACACTCCATACTACACACTGACGATGAGCAGAAATAATATTTCAGCGATACCTGTTAATTCAGTAATAGTGTTTACTCCAGCGATATTATCTCCTGCAACCAGCTTTTTGTACTTTACTAAAACCAGCTGGGAAGCATTGGTATCTGGGTATACAGCAACCGCTGGTACTGAAGTTGACGATGCTGCCAAGTTTCCGTCAGGTACAAAAATATCTAGTATAACTACGCTACAGACATTTGCTGGAAATCAATATTATCGTGTTAACTTTACACAAAGTTCTATTACTACGATCGGAACTAGTATAGCAGTTACATTTAAATTTGGTCTACCAGCATATGCGCAGCCAGGCGAGACAGTATTCTCATTCATTGCTTCACCGGGATCAAACGGTAGTTTAGATTTAAGTGATTTAAAAGAATTAACTAATACTACACTAGGCGGCCGAGGAACTTATCCAAACGGTCCAGACGTGTTGGCGATCAACGTGTATAAAACTTCAGGAACTGCTATTTCAACTAACGTTATTATACGTTGGGGCGAAGCGCAAGCATAAGAAATAAATAAAATCATGAGAGCAAGAGAGTTTATATACGAAGTAGAATATCAGCAGGTAATCCCCGATACTGACGACCAGCCAGTTGCTCCAGTAGAACCTGCCGCCCCTGCCGCTCCAACAACACCACCGCTAGGATCTTCAGTTACACCGACAGCTCCAGTAGCACCAACAGCACCAACAGCCCCAGTTAGTCCTACCACTGCTAAAGTATTACACAAGGGCATGACTGTTGTTATCGGCAATCAAGCTAGGAAGAAAGGTGATGCCAATTGGCGTAATAACAATCCTGGTAATATAGGTGCGGGATCTACAGCAAAAGAATTAGGCTCTATAGGTGCCAACGGACGTTGGGCAATATTTCCAGATACTGCTACTGGATTTAAAGCCATGCACGACTTACTAATGAGCCCAGCTTATAGTACACTTACTGCAAAGCAGGCAGTTGACAAATGGGCACCGCCCAATGAAAATAATACTGCCGGTTACATAGCCCAATTGGCCAAAGCAGGATTAGATATGAATAAGAAATACAGTCAGTTTACACCTGCTCAACAGCAATTATATCAGCAAACTGTAAATCGTATCGAAGGCGGACATGCAGGTGAAATTCTAGCAGTTAATAATACTACGGCTACCCCAACAGCTTAATAATAGATTTATAGGCTATCAATAATATCTATTATTGTTTGTATTTTAGTTTGTATAACTTTATTGCGTAGACTAAGACTTAGACCTTTATGTAATGGTTTAGGCATTCGATTAATATCAAACCAACCCCATGCAGAGTGTTCATCACTTAGTTTAGGCATAAATTCATCTTCTACCACACAAAAATAAGTGTGGAAATTAAATACGCTATCGTTACTAGTAAACTTTTCTAAGGGTAATGTTTTTTTAATAGCAGGAAGACTACCAATTTCTTCTTCTATTTCGCGCTGTAGTCCCTGCCATGGGGTTTCACCGGCGTTGTTTGTGCCACCAACTAAGCCCCAGGTACCTTCGTGCTTGCCATGAGCTTTTTGTAGCAATAGAAATCTACCTGTAGATTTAGCACAAAATAGTGCTCCACTACAAATGATTTGATCTGTTATAGTTCTATTCTCCATTGGCCTGTTTTATATACACCTTCGAACGATTTCGTCCATGAAACGCCATTCCATAAGTACTGAACGTTAGTATATATATTAGTTTGCCAGACCAAGGTGTCTGTTTCTTGAGTAGAATCAAAGATTACATTCCACTGAGTACCAGACCACTCGATGATATCATTAGCTTTTGCCACTAGGTCAAAGGTATATGCTGCCGGAATTCCAGGCACGCCTGTACCTGGTATGAGCTTATGCACCGTATGTTTCCAGGCATCTGCACCATCAATGTTTGTATAATCACCTATGTCTTCTATGATAAGGAGTCGTTTACCGACTGTAACTGTTTGATCAGTCAGTTCATTACCTGTTGGCCTTTTTGGATTATAGGTTAATGGATTAACTATAGCATCAAATGTTCCAGGGCTAGTTGGTCTATAACTAGTTAACGCATTATAATGTGGTATGTCAGTGTCTAGATATCCGTTACTATCAATACCAGTATTACTAGTTAATGTATCAAGATCATAATTAATCATTAATAGTGTACTATCTAAAGAATTAAGAGCAATAGTGCCTACAACTTGCGCACCTCCGGGTTGAGTTAGATATATTCTACTTGACCCGGCTTTATATTGTTCTGGATATTGATCAAATATTTTTTGCCAGTTAATAGGAACATCTTGTTTTATACCTAACGACAATGACGGATTGCGAGGAACCTCATTCTCATGGTCGCCCATTAACATTGCTTGACCGTTGTATACCTGTATGCCAAAATTATTAATAGTTACAGTATCCTCAGCAAGGAGGCCTGAGAAACTAGCATCACCGATACTGTCTACGCCACCTAATCCATCAAATCCAAAGTCACTAGTATCAGCATTTTCGTACATACTAGTAACAATTTTTCTAATAACTCCAAGGTGTTTAACTTTAACAGGAGGACTGATCCACACCGGCGCTTCAAAAGTAAGCGTTGCTAAATCAATTGGGCTGTCGTTGCCTACAGGAATAGTTCTACTTGACCATAATGTCTGAGTTAGACTTAACACACTAAGACTAGACCAGTCAAGATAGTTGTCTGTAGTTTGTAGCTCTAATGTAGGGTTAAACAATACTAATATCTGTTCTAAAAGTTGTAACTTTTGATCAGTATTGGCACTCCATATATCAACTTTCATAGTTAACTTAAACGGAGTAGGCATTAGTCTTTCAACTGTATAATTTCTACCTTGCGCTTGTGTATATGCGTTTCCGTCAACATCGCGTTCTCTGATATTCACTCTACCAACATATGTACTATCGCCTAGTCGACTAGAATCTAAGTCTAATCCGGATATGTGAACAGCAATACGTGGTGTACTGTTAATTTTATTTTCACTATTTTGTCTAAGGATATTAGCAACCTGTCGATCTTGATCACCATACATTACAGGTACACGAACTAGAGTACCGTCACCATACTTTACAACAAAATTACTAAACACACGTATAGTTTGTGTAACATATCGTCTTATCTGTCCGTCATAGAACCATTGCATTATAAATCCGCCCTAGGTTTAAGAGCCTTGCTAAGGCTTGATCTTTCTTCTTCTCTCAAGTTGTACAAGTTAAGTGCCCAAACTCCGTCATACGGTATTTTTTGCTGTGTACTATCGACTACTGGTAATGTAATTCTAACGTTCCCTGAATGTATTCCCAGCATTGATGGATGTTCTGCAACTGCATATTCTAATTTAAGTGTGTCTAATTTAAGAACAATATACAGTGCAGTAATATACGGAATTGTAGTATCAATTACATATTGATCCTTAACTAGTTTAATATAATCAGTTGCAACGATTTGATTGTAAGTATAATTGTTATTATTAATAAATCCAGATTTCAATGTATGTCTAGTGTCACTATTTGATAGATCCATACGTACATTATCTTCTACTTTAACCCAGCGATTGTCTTGATATCTAAATAATCTGTTAGGTAAAAAATCAGTTCGCAAAAAGAAATCATTGTCTGAAGCTGAGACCGGAAACTGTATACCAAAGCCAAAATCGTATCCATTGACAGGAAAACCATCTCCGGTTAGGTATCCAGTGTACCCGCTACGTTGAGGAACCCCATTCACTGCACTAGCACGAAGCGTACTACTTGCATCTCGTGTGTCTTCGTCAGCAGTTTCTAATATTGGACTACCATTTTCATCAGTAGCAAGTGTATAAAACTGTCTTGTTTCATAACCGCTCTTTGGAGCATCTATATTCGCCTGTGCTAGAATTTGATCGTTAATTTGTAATTCTTTTGCTCGAGTACTTAGAATATCTTGGATAGTCGGACCTGTTGGATTATCAGCACTAGCAGGTAGTTTAAGAATATCTGCAAACTGTTGAGCATCTGTAATCTTTTTAATTTTTAATCTATATAAATGCGGATACCAAGTAGCACTAAATCCTTCGCTAGCACGACCTACATCTTCAATCACATAATATCGAGGTAGACTAACATCATAATCGTTGAGTGCAAATTCATCTCGCAAATGCGGTAACTCCATAACGTCACCACTAATTGGTTTACGGCCAATATGCTTGATAAAATCGTTAATGTGTACGGTTAGATATAACGTATCATTATCGATAAACAAGCCAAATTGACTTAGATTAAAATCAACGTTTTGAACGTTGTAAACTCCTCTAATTTTGTAAATTTCTTCATCATACTTACGATCTCTATTTTCTAAAAATAATAGATCTTGTATGTTAGTAACGTTGTACGAATCGATCACAGGCTGATCAGCAGTTCCGTTAGCATTTAGCTTGGGGCCTAAATACTTGTGCAAATACACATCAGTACCGCCCACTTGGAACATTTCGCTGGCCTGTCGATCTATAAATTTATAGTCGAGGCCCTTTTCTGGTTTATATAGTGAAAGTCTTGGCATATGATATTTATCGCTAGATAAATATGTGTGGAGACTTAATATGGACGATCAAACCCTAACAACTGAATCTAACTCTACTATTGAACGTAATAAGGTATTTGACTATGTACGTCAAATGCTAGGTGACGGCATGATTGAAGTAGAACTAGACCCTATTCACTACGAAACCGCATTAGATCGTGCTATCAATCGTTTCCGTCAAAGAAGCTCAAATAGTGTAGAAGAAAGCTATAGTTTTCTTGAATTAATCCAAGATCAAAACGAATACAGATTACCTGATGAAATTATCAGTGTGCAGAGTGTATTCCGTAGAGCTATCGGTAGCCGTAGCGGCATTGGAGCCGGTGGCACGTTATTTGAGCCATTTAATTTAGCCTATACAAACACCTACTTAATGTCGGGTAGCATGATGGGCGGCCTAGCAACTTACGAGCTATTTGCAGGTTATCAGAAGTTAGTAGGACGTATGTTCGGTAGCTACATTGAATTCCAATGGAAGCCAACTAGTCATATATTGAATATTCTTCAGCGTCCGTTTGCCCAGGGAGAACAAATCCTAATTAGGAGTCAAAACTTCAGACCTGATTGGGTTATATTGCAAGACATCTACGCTAAACAATGGCTACGTGATTATACTCTTGCAGTTTGTAAACTAATGTTAGGCGAAGCACGCTCTAAATTTGCCACTATTGCAGGCCCAGGTTCGGGCGGCATAACACTAAATGGTAAAGATCTACAAACGGCAGGCAACGCTGAATTAGAAAAGCTAGACAAAGAATTGGTGGAATTAGTGTCAGGCGGCACGCCAATGACTTTTGTGATTGGCTAATAAATATTTGACCTTGTAATAAAACTGTTATATACTAGAGTTACTTTAGGGGGCTCTATGAT